TTTTTTTTTCTTGTTATTTATCTTAGTTTAGTAGTTGGTTTAATGATTATGAGAGATTTAAATAATTTACACATTTATTACAATGTCTCATTTAGATATTTATTACAAATACACTAGTACTAAATCTCTCTGTAATCCTTGCTAGATAAGGCTTTCAGCCATTCTACATTAGTACTCTCTATTTATAAATTAATATAAACGACCATTTCTAGCGAGATCAGGAGTTCAAAAACCACTCTAAATTCACTCTAATACTCTACCTCTATCGCTAGCCTTACAAATGATTCAACAGTGTTATCAGGTTCTGTTGAAAACAGGTTCTGGTATAAACTAACGGCAAGTGGGTGGGGTGGGACCCACAAACGAGTGCAGTAAGAATTACAGTACCACCTTAAACGCTTTCAATCAACAAAAGTGACAAAAATCAATTAACCCAGGCAGTGCACCCTAATGCACCACCTGAGTCAATTGAAAAGTCCCCTCTTAATTCGAGGGGGGAGTGAGACTAGTTTATCTAGTCGAGCTAAGTCGTGTCGCTTTAATCACTATCACCCTTACCAAGGAATATAAAAATGACATACCACGACACAAGAGTTAACAGTGGTAACTTAACACCTACTGTTATCTCAGATGATGTAAAACAGCTAGATAAGGATTCTAACTCTTTTTCAGCATTAGAATACATCCAACAAACTAGAGATAGAGAAACCTTAATCAACCAACTAAAATCCATTACTCCAAAGAATAGTTTTAGTTATAAACTCCTCTCTAATCCAGATTACCTGAATACCTTAACTCTCGATGACCTAAAGGTTATTCTAATGGAACGAAACAAATTGAATCTAAAACACACCAATAACAAAACTAAAGGTAAAGTAGAGAAACAAAGACAATATAAACTCTACAACAGTAAAGACAACCTAGGTTTTAGACAATGCATTAACCGTAATCAATTACCTAGAGAACATGTCTTACGAAGAAACCCTTACTTACCTATACCTAAAAAACGTAGCCTAGATTGGCACTACAATATCCCTTCTAACCACAATACCATCTTTGCTTTCAACAAGATTAAGAACCTATTACATCTCTTATTCGTAGAAAACAATAAAATCCACGTAGTAAGAATGGACTTATACACCGATTACACTACACCTGAATCACTAGACACGATAAACAAACTACTCAATTTGTTTTTAATAGAATCAGTTAACAGGGACCCCTTGTGTTTAGGGTATTGTTGTAGTCGTGAGAAAAGCAAGGAAGGTATCCACTTACATTGTTACTTCTTCTACCAAGAGATGAATTTCGTCTTGATAAGAGAACGTATTTGGAAAATGGGTAGCAAATGGAAGGAATTAGGAGGGAAACGCTGGTATAGTCGTAATTTAGATACGGGTAAATTACCTCATTGGGAAGAGAATAGCGTCATTGGCAGAGTAGACAGTACTGACTTTTTCAAGATTGAACGCTTATTACACTGCATGAAATACCTAATAAAAGACCTCAGTGACAGGAGCTGGTTAGTAGGTAATGAAGGCAACGTAAGGCAAAGTAAACTGTTTACCTGTAGTGGAATTTTAAAGAAGCTCAGTGTAATTCGTCATTACGAAGAAAGCGTAGCACGCAATGAAATAGTAAGGAACGGTTACTACTTAAGCTACCAATGGCTATATCGAATAGGCCTAAACTACAACGACACGATATTCAAGTCTAATCCCAAGAACGTGAAGTTCTATCGCAATCGCCTAAAAGAACCTATCTCTCGTTATCTAGAAAAACAAAAGGTAGATATACACGATTACAAGCGACTAGTTTACTAATGTAGTACCCTTGATTAGGTAGATTACTGTAAAATGCTTAAATTTGCGTTTTTTAGAGCATTTAAGCCTCTAGGTAGGCTAGGGTATACCCTATAGTGTTAATCTCAATCTAAGAGGCTCTATGGGCCTGTAAACAGCATTTATTGAATTTAATCTACTCTAACAAACAAGATTGTCTTGTTTTTATACCATTTTTGGTTTATCTGAGACAAACCCTGTCTCTAGGTCTTCTTTAATCATGATTAAAATCCTAATTCTGCTGTGGAAGGTAAATTGGTTCAGGTTTAGAGAGGACACCCTCGTACCGCTTAGTCTGGAGATTAGTAAAGTGAGACTTACTACTCTGGATTAGGCGGTACCCTTACTTTTTTTATTTCGCTAAGCTAGACGATAAACTCAATTTCTTCGAGTCAATGAGTTTGAAAACTACTTATTGATTGTATCTCACTGCGTCCATTCGTGAGGACCCTTACCCACTCACTTGCCACTTGTGAAAGTGATTGCACTAGGCAGTGGAATGTGTGTAAAATGGATTGTTTTTATTAGAGAGTAGTTGGTGCAACAATGGGGTTTGTATATAATTTATAATGGGAGTGATTTTATCAATCTCTTGAAACCCTTGACTGGTAAGGGTTTTAGAGGATTTTGAAGGTATTGAATTTCCCCTAATTACCTATGGTAACATATTCCCCTAATTAGCTTATATTTTTAAACATTCATTTCTACTAACACTGAGTAAAAGACTATACTCTCTCTACCCCCTTAGTGAGGTAGGGAGAGTAGTGTGTCTATGTATCAGCTAATTGTCTTTTTCGCTGCTATCAAGTAATGGTAATCACCAAACTTCATGGTTAAGAAGAGCTTACCATTTCGAATCACTCGAGTGTAAATCTTTTCTCCATTGACTACTTGACCATTATTCAGGGTAATTCGTTCACGAGGTAGAACTGAAGTTTCAGTCATCTCCTCTGCGATATGCAGCATTTCCTGAATCTTAATACTCCACTTCTGTGTGGTGACATCTTGATAGTTAAAGTCAGTCGAAGTAGAAGGTACATCAATGTAATCAGGGAAGACATCGGTGATGTGGAACTTATTATCCTTATTCTCAGGAGAACCACAGGTAATGGCTGCAATGCTTCTGTAATAGAGAGAAGTAATCTGCATGTGCTCCTTAATGTGCTCTTCACTCATGTCTGTCATGAAAGGAATAGCATACTTAGGTAAAGCATCCTTATACCGGACAAAAGGAGAATAGAGAGAAGCTTTAGACTTTATCTTATTCTCATTACTGAATGCATCCCACTGAGGCACAATGATGAACTCACTGCGGGTAAAGATTTCAGGGAAGATACGCTTCCATTCATCTCGATTGTGTTTAGACTTACTGAGAATCTCAGCTTGTAGTTTCTCCTTAATGGCATCAATATTGTCCCCTGCATCTCCCCAAATCAGGATATACCAGTTAGTATCCAATTCAGGATTACCGGAGACAGGATTATGCCACTTGAAGATATCTAATCTAAACACCGTAACAGGAGAGTGAGCCTTCTTAGCATTGGCCTTTTTAGTCAATAAGTCCACAGGTGTCTTAGCCAGTTCCTTCTCTACTTCACTTCTGGTAGAGAAGAAGATATCAATCTTATCTACCGGAGGCACCACTTCAATTTCGTATTGGTCGTATTCACTTTGGAAGGAAGCATCACTGAACCACAAGTGAAAGTGATTGCCTTCTAAGTCTTCCCACACGACATACTGGGGACAATAGTATTCACCATCGTTGACAATCTCACCTACTTGAAAGTGCTGAGACGTAGTGCGGTGTAAGTCCAATAACTTATTCTTCAATTCGTCTTTGTAGATTTCTCTTGCAGAGGAAGTCAGGTAATCGTAGACAGACTTAGCGATGTCTAAGGTATAGTTTACCTTCTCTACTGGTACAGCGATTTCGTTGTTGTTCTCACGGTAAGAAAATAATACCAGACCGATAGATTTATCAGTGTTATGTGAGTATAGCTGTACGTCTTTTTCGTAGGTTCTGCTTTCCGTGGAAATCTCACCGAAAGTATGCTCGACTAGACGGGTATTAGTCGTGAATAGACTATGTGTAGCAAAAGCTTTTAAAGATGTTGACATAATGAAATTTTTCCTTTATACTAAGGGGGAATACAAAACACGGTAAGGAAATACTGAAGATGCTTAGTATCTTTAACATCATTCGGGGGTTTATCTGGGAATGGTTTATGGGTAGTGGCGTCTCCTTTAAGGACGCCCTAAAACATCATAAATCCAAGCTAATTATGCTCGTCATCCTGACGATTTCTCTAACTCTAAATAAGGTTTTATACGATAGAGCCAGCCTGTGGCGTGATGCTTTTCGTACCTTGGAAACCAGGCAGAAAGAGTATAAAGAAAGAATCGAATTATTGGAGGAGAGTAACCAGAAGCTCATTGCTCATCTAGGTGATTTACCCCCAGTAGAGAACACACCCGAAACAGTAAAAGAAGTAGCCAATAAGATTGTAGAAGACAGGAATGCAAAGAGAGAAGAAGTACTCAATGCTTCCGATACCAAAAGGGCTGCCTCTGAAGCTTATGGCAGAGACCCTGAGAAAACCCCTCTACCCAACAAGAGAAATTAGAACACAAACACCAAGAGAAATCTACTTTTGTTTTATCTAATCTACTTCGATTAACTCTGATATTACGATACACTGGGTACCCCTGCTTTTCAGTGGGGGTACCCAGTATTGATTCATTACTTTTCACTAAGGAGCCACTCGTGTCTTATATTGGCAGCGGCATGGTGATCTACTGCGATGGCGGTAACTTCAGGGAAAACCCTGGCCCCTATGGCTGTGGATTACATTGGTATACGTATTCGAATAAGCCTTATGCTAAGTTTCCCATTAATGGGTTATTCCCTACCACTCTAGGATATTGGGAAGGTAAGAAACCAGAGACTGAAGGCATTAAAGAATTCCCTACTGTCAACTCAGTAGAAGAATTCAGGAACGCCTTCATTCGTATTCAAGACGGTAAGAAGGTATTAAACGATAAACCTTACTTAGTCTTTATTGAGAAAATGAAGGAATACTCTCGTGGGTTTCCTACTCCAGGCAGCAACAATCTGGCTGAATTAGAAGCCATGAAGAAAGCTTTAGCCATTATCCTAGAAGAGAAAGTGGATTTCACTCTACTCTACTGCGATTCCCAGTACGTATTAGGGGGATTGAAACAAGTCGATAAATGGGCTAAAGAGAACTGGATGAGTTCTACCGGTAAACCTTTATCCAATAAAGAGCAGTGGTTAGACATCCATTACCTATTGCAACAGATTAGAGAGCAGAAACTACACTTTGCCCCCCAGTGGATTAAAGGCCATGGTGATGCGAAAGCAGACAAGCGTACTCTGTCTAATATCGCTAATGTGTTTGCCGATAAGATGGCTACCATAGCCGCTAATTTAGCTAATAACCTCAAGTATCAGGTAGACCTCACCCAAACCCAAGGGATTCTAGAAAACGACATTACCTTAGAAGACTTAGCAAAAGAGAGGAAACCCCCCAAACCTCACCCTCTACTCTCGAATAAGAGAATGTATCTCTCTTACCAGGGTAGAGATGATAAGAACATCTTCTACCTAGGTGACCCTGGTAGCATTACCGCCCCTAAGAAGCTGATCAACGGAGTAGAAAAGAAACTACCTATCGACCTCTATACCGGAAAGATGATTGCCGATACCCAAATCGCTATCCTCTACCTAGAGGGAGGTGACCCAATAGTCAACATGATAGAAGAAGTACAAGACATCTGGTTAAAACAGCATTATCAACACAACAACCTAATCTACTGCTTACAGATGGACAACATTACCTCTTCTAAGGTATACAGTGCTCTACACAAGTACGGTAAGTATTACCTCTGTCGACCTAAAGGGGTACCTAATCTTGAGACCATAGACGGTAAAGGCTTAACCTACGTCAATGACCCCATCTACTTAGCCATGAGGAATATTGACCACCTCACTGAGCTTAACCATGTTTTGTCTCACTATGTCAACAAAGCTGAACACATTAGGGAGATTGACTTAACTGAATACTTCTATACCACTAAGGAAATGACAGTGGAGAAGGATATTCGTGGTAATGAAAACCAAAAGGTTGCTTTAGGTAAGTCTCTCTTGAAAACCTTAGGTACGGATGTGATTTCCATTAAACCTAAGATTCAATTCGACAATGGGGTGGAAAAAGAGATTACCTTAACATTCGGTGTCGACCTGCCATTACGTAATCAGTTTAAACAGATTGAAGATGAAATGCCTTCAGTAAAACTCTTACTCTGGCATGAATCAGGAGCGGTCTATCGCTATGCTACCTTTATCGCTCTACATGAGAAGGTAGACAGCAATACTGTGAGACTGAAGAATTACATGATTGTTCGAGGTACCTATTCGTCTCAATTCCTGGCTGAATAAACTAGTATTAGTAATTCAGTTTGTCTTTAACCCCCTATTACGCTAATCCTGAGGAGTTAAGATCATGGGTAACCAATCTTATTTTCTTCGCTTTAGCTACTGGCTAGCCGATAAAATCTTTCCTGAAAGAATGATTCGGATTCTGTTTCTCTCCTCGCTATACAGCAGGCTATTTAAAGTAGAGGTTTTGGAAGATGGTATTTTCCACAAAGTCAATGAGATTTTATCTGTCTGTGAAACCGATTCAGCCTTAGGCGTAGGCATGAAACTGAACCGAGTATTCTGGGATAATGTCGAATTGGGTGTGATTGAAACCCAATTGATTGATGGCAAAATCCAGATAGGTAAAGAGACTAAAGAGAAGATCATTCGTGAAATCATTGCTAAGACACCCCGCTGGTTGCGCTACAGTAAAGAAGAGATGCAAAAAGACGTGGGGCGTTTGGTAGACAATCGAATGAGACTACAGTTGTCTGTGGCTTAAATGTAATA